GAAGGGATTGTCTCTGGCCTGATCGGCATTCCACAAGGCATCGCGGAACTTGGCGCTTCAGGGGTCGATCTGGTTGCCGACACTAATTACGCGCGAGATGTCACAGACTTCTTCGAGGGCGTTCGCGCTGCGGGTGGCATTGATCCCGAGGGCGCTGCTGGTGAGATAACCGAAGTCATCGCACAGTTTGCTGTCCCTGGTCTTGGCGCTGCAAGTCTTGTTAGCAAGGCGCGGATCTTAGCCAACGCCCCTAAGTTTATTCGTGGCGCTGCACAGGCCGGCGCTGCTGGTGTGACTGACGCCGTAGTTACCACCGAGGGCACAACAACTATCGGTGATTTCTTTGAAGGTGGCCCGACACAAACAACAGACCTGATCGGCCTTGAGGGTCGCGAGGCAGCGCTTGCCCGCATGGGCAACAAGCTCAAGTTTGGATTTGAAGCGGCTGGCGCAACCGCATTAATCGAGCCAACTCTAAAAGCCATCGGCATGGGAGGACGAGTCGCGGCGACTGCTGCCGCACCTGTCGCTGCACCTGTCGCGCGTAAGGCACTCGAGGCCGGCACTGCGCTTTCAACAGCCGCTTCGGAGTTAGTTCCTAAAACTCCGTTTGTTGGTAATTTACTAACACCCGAGCGTGTCGATAACATCGCATCTGTTTTTCGGTTTCGGGGCAACCTTCCTCAAGATGTTGCCGAGGTTCGCTCTACAATTCGTGGAAAGGTAGAGGCAGAAGCCACAGCGGCGTACACCACGTTGTCTCAGCTTCGTAAAAATCTGGATCAAGCCTACAAGGGCGTCGAAGAAGTCATGGTGGGACAAACACCAATGACTCGCGCCGACCTCAACAACAATCTTTACAGCTATCTGACCGGCGAAGTTGGTGAAGAGGTTCTTCCTAATTTTGTCAAAGCGCAAGCGAAACAGATGCGTAAGCAGGTAGACGGTCTGTCCAGCAAGATTGAGCAGTCGGACTTCTTGCAGGGTAAAGAAGAAGTTTTGTCACAGATCAGAAGCAACATCGGATCTTATCTGCGCCGTAAATACAAGCTGTTCGAGGACGATGGTTTTCAGAAAACGGATGAATTCAGGCAAGCTCGTGCTGATACGGTCAAACTATTTAAGAACAACCCGAAGGTGTACGAAAAGTTTTACAAGCGCGTATACGGTGCGGGAAAAAAGGCGGAAGACGACCTGCCTGTGATTGTGCCTCAAGAGGATTTCATTGGCGTCGGCAAATCAATGCGCGTTAAAGAGTCCGCAGCCGAGGACTTGGTTGCTAAGTTTCTGGCGACTGCCACTCAAAAGCGAAAAGCCTATGCACCTAAGTCGGGCACGGTGTCTTCGCGTACGGCTATCGACAAGTTGAAGACGGACATGTTCAAAGCACGGACGGTCAACAACCAGACCATCCGTCGTCTTCTCGGTGAGGTCCGAGATCCGGAGGAGGCGTTTGTCTCTACAGTCGCCGACATGGCTGAGTTTACAGCAACAGATGATTTTCTTTCGTATCTGGCAAGGCAGGCAGATCGTCCGGGCGAAGGTATTCTGAGCAAGGAGGCGTTTGAGCAGCTACCTCCTGAACTGCAAGCCAGCTACAATGTCCTGAAAGAAGACTACTGGGGCATGGCGCAGGGCATGGCTGTGTCGAATCGTGTTCATCGCGATTTAACTCGTGTGGTTAGTGGTGATCTTGGGATTATGGCTAACACCGCCCGCACTCTGTATTCTGGGTTTTTACGTGGCAAGGGTGCTACTCAGTTTTCCAAAACCGTACTGTCACCAATTACGCAGGTTCGTAACGTAACCTCTGCTTCTCTGTTCGCACTGGCACAGGGCAACGTGGGGCGTGGTGCAAACCTGTTCGAGTCTTTCAGCACCGTTTTTGACAACATCACAAAGCGCGGCGATAAAGTTGAATATTACACCAATCTGCAACGGCTGGGCGTCATCGGCAACCAAGCGCAGATTCGAGAGATTGACCGTCTGATGAAAGAGGGTCTTGGTGTTACTAGAGAAGCTGACGAAGTTATTGCTGGTGTCCGTGTTGGTGAACAAGGCGGAAATATGTTCACCCGGTCCAGGGGCGGAGCGTTTCTACAAAAGGGAACAGGTCTTGCCCGGGAACTGTATCAGGGCGGTGACGATGTTTGGAAAATCTACAATTACGAGTTCGAGCGTAACAAGCTAATCTCTGCGTTCGGTAGCGTGAAGAAAGCTGAAGAAGCTCTTGGTAGGCCATTGGATCAATATGCAGCGGACATCGTTAAGAACACTGTTCCAAACTACGAACGAGTGCCAGAGTTTATCAAAAGCATTCGTAAGCTGCCCGTCGGTAACTTCATTGCTTTCCCCGCAGAGATCATTCGCACCAGCGGCAACACACTGAAGCAAGCACTTACCGAACTTGCCAGTGAGTCCCCCGAGCTACAGCGTATTGGTATGCGCCGACTGACAGGTCTTACCTTCACAACTATGGCGGCACCTGTAGCGATTCAGCAGACGGCGATGATGCTGACAGGTGTTGATGAGGATCAACTAAACGCCGTTCGTCGTAGCGGCCCTGAGTGGTCCCGCAACAGCCGCTTGATTCCAACCAGTGTCGATGATGACGGCAACCTCACCGGCTACATGGACTTTAGCTACACGAACCCATATGATTATTTGCAAAGACCAATTCAGGGCATCTTCAACGCTGTCATAGATGGACAGGATCTCGGTAAGGATCCAGGCAGGATAGCTCTGAACGCAACGATGGAAGCCGTGTCAGAAATATTCGAGCCATTTGCGGGTGAATCCATTATTACCGAAAAGATCATCGACACAACGCTGCGCGACGGGCAGACAAAAACCGGCGCTAAAGTCTACCGCGACGTGGACGAGGCTGGAACAAAAGCATACAAAAGCTTTGTCCACATTCTGGACGCATTCAACCCCGGCATGTCTCCTGTCGATTTAAAAGCGCAGAAAAAAACAACTCAGATGCCGGGTGTGCAGATGGGTAGATTCTTCCGTGGTATGACCAGTAGTGAGGCAGACCCCGCTGGCAACGAGCGTTTTGCTGCGACAGAATTTCTTCGCGCTATCTCGGGCTTGTCTGAAATCGAAGTCAAGCCTGACAACATTGTGATGTACTCATCGTTTGATTACTCCGGCAATATCACTGGCGCACGTCAGAACTTTAACACTGCGGTTAAAACTCGTGGTGCTTTGACTGATGAAGAGGCAATTGATGCTTACCGCAATGCCAACGAAGCTCTGTTCCGAGTGCAGAGCAAGATGTATCAGACCGTCAAAGACATGCGAGCATTGGGCATGAGTGACGCGGATATCCGAAAGTCCATGAAAAAATACAAGATAGGAAATGTTCGTGAGCTTATGAACGGTGAGTTTGTGCCGATGACCATAAGCCGAGAAACAAGGCGAGAGGTTCAAAATAACGGAAACGATCTTCCAATATCCGAACTGAATGATATTCGCTTTGACCTTAAAGGCACACCTCTCGGATCTTTGGAGGAGCCTGATGAAACTCGGTCCTCGGATCTTTCTGCGGCACCGACGAGTGGCGGGCTTTTCTCAGGGATTGCACTGACACCACAACAACAGTTAACGCAACAGAACACGGGGGCGCCATCTCCCTCTAGCGTTGCTCCTCCGGCAACGACGGCAGCCCCCGTACCCACAACTACAAGTCCACAAACGCGACAGGCGTTGGCTGGTCTTAACCCGGGAACTCAACTGATAGCCACAAGGACTGGACCATGAACCTAGAACAACTGCAAAAAGAGCTAGCCGCCGACGAAGGCTGCAAGCTGGAAATTTATTTAGATCACTTAGGCTACCCCACCGTCGGAATTGGTCACCTAATCACTGAAAATGACGAGCTTTACGGGTTCGAAGTAGGCTCAGAGGTCTCTCAGGAGCACGTCGATGAACTATTCCACGAGGACATCCAACGAACTGTACGAGATTGCGAATTATTGTATAGCGATTTCAACGAGTTATCGGAAGAGCTACAATTGATCATCGCAAACATGTGCTTTCAATTAGGCCGTCCTCGGCTAACAGGCTTCAAAAAAATGAAAGCGGCAGTCGATTCTAGGGACTGGGCAGAGGCCAGTCGTCAGATGTTGGACTCGAAGTGGGCTAAACAGACTCCGAATCGGGCGTCTCGTTTGTCTCATCGGATGGCGGCGTTGGGTGATACATAAGATAGAACGCCTTACACTCAGGGCATGACAGGTTAGAGACGATGAAATAGTCCTCGTCGTCTTCAATGTCGTGGTCACCGCCCCAGATTAATTTTCCGCCACAAGCAAAACAGTTTTGCATTATTCTTCCCATTCAATAAACGTGGTGCCCTTGTGCTGGGTGATCATAAGCGCATGGGTGTCTTGGCATCCTTCGCAGAAAAACATAAGAACAGTGGCGTGTCTCCGCACAGATGGGTTCCCTTCGTCGTCCAACTCCAGTTTTGATTGCGACACCAGACCCGAGATAGGGTTAGCTGTAACGAAAACTCCTTCCTTGTCTTCGCTTCGGCAATACATGAACGTCTGAACGTGGTGAACGTGTTCATGATCACAGTGTGGGCAGTGTAGCTCGTTATCTACAACATTGATTTTCATTTTTCTTCTCCTGTTTCTTTTCTCTGATAGGCACTGCCTTCAGCGTGTAGCCGAGGTAGTTCAGTGCTGCTTCCATGTCACTGATCCTGGGGGTGTGCGTCGTGCGCCACTTACGCAGGGTGTCACGGTGCAGTCCAACCCGCTCTGACAGATCCATCTGACAGCAACGCTGCTTGTGCATTTCCTTGAACAGGAACTGAACAACCGGGTTGCCGTTGGCGATGGCGGGACGGTAACGAAACTTTCTCATCCCACCTCACCCCAGTTGTTGCCAAGCTCTGTATCCACATCGAAGGGAACCTTCAGCCCCTTCACACAAGTTGACATTATTTCACTGATCCGCGCTGCCTGTTCATCAGAGTTCACGTTAAAACACAATTCGTCATGCACCGTGAGGATTGGTGTGAATCCTTCTGAATAGCACACAGCCATCGCTTTCTTGGTCTGGTCGGCACTTGAACCTTGAATCAGTTTATTCAGTGCCTTGTACGTGAACGCCGGCCTAATTGCCCCACGTCCGCCATATTCTTTGGCAGCTTCTTCTAGTGGCAGAGGCTTGTGGTAGCCGAACATCTTTGGCTCCCACATGTTGAACCGGCACTTGCGTCCCAGAGCGGTACGTATGAATCCGTTCTTTTCTGCCTGACGCATGGCAAGATCTGCCATGCCTTTCACAAACGGCACCTTGTCGTGGTACTTGCTTAGTAGTTCAGTCGCCTCGTCCACCTCGATGTCCATGACACCGGCCAGCTTCTTCTTGCCCATGCCGTACATGATACCCAAGTTCACGGTCTTTGCTTCTTTGCGACTGATCCCTGCTAGGTCTGCCACCTTCTGGTGGAAATCGGCAGCGCCTTCGTGGTATTCTTGTACAACCTCTTCGATCATGGGGTGTGGATTTTTTAATGACGCACAGTAGTGGGCCAGCCACCTTGGCTCTTGAGATGCGTAGTCAAACGATCCCCATTTGTGCCCCTCTTCTGGTATGAAGAGTCCGCGAATCATCTTTTTTATTTCTGGATCTCGTGCCGGGATTTGCTGGAGATTCGGGTTGGACGAAGAAAATCGTCCGGTAACTGTGCCCCCTTCATCTGAACGAAGAGGGTGAAAATCACAATGGATACGCCCGTTATGAGAATGCTCGAGTATAGTTTCGATAAATGTCGTGTTGGCTTTGTTAAACTCGCGAAGGCGTACGATCTTCTGTGCGACAGGGTGCTCGTGATTCGCAAGAAAAGCTTTTGTAAAAGCGGGCGCATTAGACTTTTCTGTCCTTTCGTACGTGAGCCGAAGCGCGTCGAACGCCTTTGCTATCGATGTGGCAACCCAAGGCTCTACAAGGACGCCGGTCTCTTCCTTTATTTCTTTAAGTAAAACTGACTCTCTAGTCTTCAGTTCTTTTCGCACCTGCTCTGCTCGATCTACGTCAACACGGACACCAGTCTGTTTCATGTCTAGCAGCAGCGGGGTCAACGACGACTCTAGTTCAAAGATGCCTGTGCATTCATCGTCACGCAATTCCTGTTCCAAACGATCCCATAGTCGCAGAGTAACAGCAGCATCTTGCTCGGCATACGGGCCAACAAACTGACTGGGTAGTTGCCACATGCCAGACTTGGGATCTACACCGAACACATCCGCCGCCTGACGCAGCAGCTTTTCGTTTTTAAACTCACTGAGATAGTCACGAGCCAGGCTGTTCAGGTTGTAGTACCGGCGGTTCTCGTCGAGCAGCGGCGCTGCAACCATCGTATCAATCACCCGACCCTGCACTTCGATGCCAGCCCAGCGTAGCCAGCCCAGATCGTACAGTGCGTTGTGCATAATCTTATCGATGTGCGGTGTAGCCAGTTGTTTCTTTAGCCAGTTGACTACCTTCTTCTCTGATATATTCCCGCCGCCTTCGTGACGCACGGGATAATACCCCACAAAATCCCCAGCGGCTACAGCGTAGCCAATGACGTAACCATCATCTCGGCACCACCCGGGTCCGAGCCGCGTCAGATTTGGATCTCGAGTCTCAAGGTCGATGGCAATCCGATCAAACTGCGTTAGGTCAGGGAAGTTGGACGGTGGAGACCACGTTCCCTCAACCCCTGACGCCGCTACACGTTTCAGGTCTTCTGCATCGAAGATGTCAAACTGATGTTTCTTTTTCATCGTTAGAAATCTCTCCTCCCAGAGCGGCATAGCCTATGATATCTACCCACGAGTCGTCCTTGTGCATGTCCTCGGCAAGGCGGGCAAGCTTCAGGCCGATCATCATCGCAGTCACCTCTGTCGGCGTGATCTGTTTTAACAGCTTAGAGCGGAGCAGCACGTTCCAGATCGTAGCAATCCGCTCGTGGTTTACCAACGCTGGCCCGTAATCCTCGGCCCTCGGACCGTTGATTAGTTCTTCTGCCTCACGCAGGAAGTGTTCTCTGTTTTTACCCATTTTTTCTTTCTCTCTTTTCTCGTCCCAAAAGAGCTTCGCGTTCTCCTGCTCTTTGTCCCATAGATCCTCGCCAAAAAGCATCCGCAGGCCCGGCTCTAGTTCCTCTTTAAGTTGTTTTCTGGAGATGCTCATATCGCATACCTCACTTTGCCGGATTCAACGACGTGCAGGTTCTGTCGGGCGCGGGTGGCCCCCACATAAAAAACACGCGCCTCGTCGTCCGGATCGTTCTTGTCACAGGTCTTTGTGGTTTCGGTCAGGAGTAAGACGTTATCCGCCTCGCCACCTTTTGCTTTGTGAATCGTCGATAGACGAATCCTCGGTTTCGCATCCCCCAGAATCTTCTCGCCACTCCTCCGGATAGAGGCTATGTACAGTGCCTCCTTCTCCGAGGCCCGCAGAACCTTGGTCCAGTGCATATCTCGCGATACGAGCATGTTGCAGTTCTCGATAAGTTCGTCGAGAGAGTAGGCGATCTCGGGGTCTAAATTGTTGAAGCGTCTTTTCCCCTGGCGGTTGATAACTTCCTTCCTCAAGTACGAGCCAAAAGTCTTCATCTCCAGTGGGGTAAATTTTTCGCCTCTGCATAATCGGATCCATACCTCCAGTGCGTTCAGTGTTTTCGGGGAGATGGACCAACCCGAACCCTCGCGCCAGAAGACGAAGCCTTGATCTTTAAGAGAGGCGGCGACTTTGTTGACGATGTGATTTGTACGGCCAAGGATAAGCCACTCACCAGTTCGTAGGTCCACGTTCATGATATCATGATGGAACTTAACGGTGCCAGCGTGATCGTTCGGATCCCAGCTTTTATCTTGTCGCACCGCCACACGACGGATGATGCTCTGAGCCACATCGTAGATCGGCTTGGGTAGACGATACGATCTGTCCAGAACGGTGACGTTTTCAGATGCGTTCATGAAGTCCTTCACATCCACACCCATCCACGAATAGATGCACTGGTCATCGTCGCCCGCGTAATAGACAACCTTGGACCGTGGAACTAGAACCTCTCGAATCATGCGCCACTGCATTGGTGTCAGGTCTTGTGCCTCGTCCACAATCAACAGGTCGAGGTTCGGGCCTTCGCCGCCGAGGGTGAACTGCTCGATCATATCGACGAAGTCCACCTTGTCGTGCACATCCTTGTATCGTGCCAGTGCATTCTCAACCAGCCGCAGTTGCTGCCGGCTCATGCTCCAGTGGGCAGACATGTCGAACTCACGCTCGGCAGGAATCTCAGCCGCCCGCGCCTTGCTGATGATGTTGATGTACGCATCGCCGCCAACACCGGTAGCAAACATCGGACCGTCTTCCATCTTCAGTGCAGCGTGTGATCGGAACTCGAGTCCGAGCGCCTTGCCAAGGTCGTTGTAGTCAGCGCCCTTCATCACGTCTGTTGTCGTCAGTCCCAGATACCGGAACGCCATAGAGTGTAGAGTGCGGAACCAGACAAGCTGCTTCTCGTCGTAGCCGAACTTCTCTTTTGCACGAGCCAGCGCCTCGTCTGCGGCCTTGCGGCTAAACGAAACAAACGCAATGCGCGTCGGATCCATGCCGCCTTGCAGCGCATCGTCCACGATGTTGAGGAGGGTGGTTGTCTTGCCTGTGCCCGGTGGGCCAAAGATTGCCTTTTCCATCAGAACGGAATGTCCTCCCCTTGTATGTCGATGTCCGGAGCTTCGACCTCGGGACTGAAGGCAGGGATGTGCCAGACTCGAACTGTTTTCCACTGGCTGTCAGAGCCTTTGAAGCTCTTTGTCCCCGACGCTTTACCGTCTGGATTCAGTTCTTTCAGGCGCTCCTGAATCTGACCACGACTGTAGGTGTCGAAGCGGTTGTTCCGCAGGTACTTGATCAGAGACTCGATGCGGAAGTAGGTCAGCCCGTCCTCGGTCCACGGCTTGCCCAGTGCTAGTTCCTCGGGACTCGCAGCTTGAACCCTGCCGGTGCAGAACTCTTCGAGGAAGTCCATGAACTGACCCTTGTATGTCAGTTCCTCCGGCACCTCGATCTCGCTCATGTCGGACATCAGCATCGTGACCATAGCCTGCCAGTCGCCCAACTTCATTAGCGGAGGCATTTGATGGATCTGTTCCATACATGCCTTCTGGAACTTCTGCGGTGTCTGTAGCTCCTCGGTAATCAACTCTACACGCTTGCCATCAACGTCGCAGAACCAGACCGGCGGCTCCGACTTGACCACGCACAGCCCAGTGATGTCGGCGGAGGCACTGCCCCCACCGATTCCGAACTGCTTCGTTTTGCACAGGGTCTTGTTGCAGCGAGACTTGAACGGCTCCTGCTGGCAGGGGAAACCGTACTCTTTCTTCTCGTGTTGTGTCTGGATGATCACCATCTCGGATGCAGGCAGCGGAGGCTGCACATGAGACATGTTGATCTCTTCGAGCCTGCCCTTCCAATTTTCTGGCTGCTCTTTCTTACACGCCACGCACGTGCCGAACATTACGATGTTCCGCGTTCCCTCTGGTACGCCGTCCGAGAACAGGCTCTGCATACAGGGTGGGTATTCCATAAACTCGTCGAGGCTGCGCCCGAGGGACAGTGTAACGAAAGCGTCTGGAGTACACCGTCGAGCTTCAACAAGCTCTAGAAACTCCTCGATCTCTGCTTCGTCGCCATCTTCCTTAATGGCGTAACGCATCGTCTGTTCCGAATCAAAGTACGGAAGGTTAATAAAGTTACCAACATCACCACGCTCGACGAGAAGCTGCTCCTGCTTTGGGAACACCTCGCAACCGCCGTAGCCAAGAAAGGCACTGATCTCACCCGCCTTGTCACGGAACTCGCCAGCGCCAATCTCCTCTGTGAAAAAGAAGAAGATATGCGCGCCACCTGATTTCGAACGGCAGACCACAGCGGGGATGTCATTGTCTCGTAGCCTCTTGTCTATTGCCGCAAGGTCCAGCGGGTACTGATCGATGTCGAGTGCGCCAAAGGAACACTTGTTGTTTTCCTTAATCGGGATCGAGCCAACACCCTTGGCGCCGGCAAGATGCCCTTCAATAAGTTCGAGTGTGAGTGGCTGACGTACGATAAAGGACTTGGCCTTCTGCTTACCGGCTCGACGTTCTTCTGATATTTGTGTCTGTCCATGTGCTGCGCTGAATCCTTCAAACGCAGCCATGAACCGTTGTGCTAGGTTCATACCTGCCCCCATAAAAAAAGGCAGGGGGTGATCAACAAGCAAACTTTGTGCGCGAAAGGAGCACACCCACCGGACCTGTTAATCTTTCCGCAGCCCCCTGTACCACGGTCAAAACCCCGGTGGATTAGAAGGGGATATCGTCGTCAGTGTTGCTGGAGGCAGTGTTCGACTGCTTGCTCATCTCGTCCTGTGTACCAGCTTGTGTCTTTACATCGCCGGAACGGAACGATTGGAAGAATGCTTTCGCAGCGTGAAACGCGGAACTTGGAACTTCGGTCGGCTCGACACGAGACACGCCATAGTTGTACCACGTACCCTTGTCGTTGCTTTCCGAGATCACCGTCATCTTCCAGGCAGTGCCCCACATCGGTGGGTTGAACAGTCCTTGTGGTCCTTCGTACTGCACCATACGCATCTGCGTATTCCAGCGACGAGACACCTTCAACTGTGTCTTCTTCATGTCACAGATCGCCTGCTGTGTATGACCTGTTTTAAGATCAACAAGCAACACAAGATGCTGTGCCGAACGGACAAGCTCATTACCCGACGGTAGTATTTCTGCCGCGCCATTGCGTGTAGTGTTCTTCACGTCCGGTGAATTAGGATCCAACTCACCGTGGAAACCTCCACCAGCCTCACGCAATCCGAACTCGAGGTACTTGACGGTGTACCCACACGGAATAACTACTACGCCTTCCTCGCCGTCCCAGACCTGCTGAGTAACGGTGTTAAATAGATCACCTGCGGATGCGCCCTTAATAAACTTGGCGTCACCCTTCTGCACCTCTGGCGACAGAGGCTGGAGAATCCGCAAGAACGGAATCTGCATATCCTCTGTACCAATTGAATCCATGCCCTCGCCTGCAAACTCTGCCATGTCAGCAAAGATTGTGGACGGTGCGGTTTCTTTCTTATCTGCTACTGCTGTACCAGCCATGTTAGTTCCCCATCACTTGTTCGATGTTGTTATCGAGATTAGCCACCATAACTCGCTGGCCTCTCCCACTGTCACCGGGCCTTCTTTCACCCGTGTACTTAATCAGTCCCTTCCTCGCCAAGGAAGCAAACCTTGCTGTCACCGAAGAATACGATTTGATGTTGTAGTTTTCCCTACAGAACCTTCTAACATCATCCGAAATACACCCGTTTGGGCTGGACTTTATCGCCCGCAGCACCAAACCCTCTAGCTTTGTCGGGTCTATACTTTGTGCAGCCTCGATGCTCGTATCCGGAGCATCTGTTCTGTAAAGAGTTCTTACGTCTTCCATCACTAGCTCCTTGAAATCTTGGCTTCTGTGCCAACAAAAACCCCAAATGTGTCGAAGTCCAATTCCTTGCCGGCTTCGATTCTGTTCTTGACCCACGCCTTCAGGGTGGACGGATGTACGTGAGTCTTTTGTGACGGATCAAGACCGTACTGTTGCCGGAGGTCATCGACCACCGAGCCAGCCATGTTGTCTTGTCCTGCTGAGAACGAGATCGTTACATCATTTTTTATGATGTCGGCCTCGCCAATGGATCGCAGATAACCGAACGCTTCATTGCGCTTGTCCTCTGTAATCCGCGCGTGAACGAACTGCCGCAGAGTAACCTTGTTACCGTCCACGGTGACGCTGTCCATGCCCATCTCTTCCATGAGCATTGGAATATCTTCTTCGTTGATCTTGCGCTTTTTAAATTTCAGATCTTTCAGAAACTGTTCTGCATCTGCGATCTGCTTATCGATCTCGAGGGATCGACGGATCAGGTTGGAAAGGTCGCTTGCGCCTTCCTTCTGCACGTTGTCAAACTTGTCGGCGTTGACTGCCTCTTCTTCAAATAGCGAGAACACATCGCTCATCACTCTCTCCTTCTGGTAAAAAGTTTAACCCCTTCGGGTGGTGGTGCAGCCCTGCCCACGGAGGTAAGCGCGGGCTGCGGCCAGTGTGATACACCGGCAAACTTTTATGGTCAAGCAGCTTTCTGCTGCTCCTGTAATTTGACCATGTGTGCAATCTGACGACTCACACTTCTGTCGCTGTCCTCTGCCAGCTTCTGTAACTTTTTGTAAATCTCTATCGACACTGCAACAGATTTGTACTTCGTCTTGTCCACGTTCTTCTCCTTGATTTTATACGAAGATTAAGGGAAACTTACCCCATACAATGCGAGGGAGTCAAGCATTCAATGGGAATAGATCATAGAATCCGTGACGGCGCTCAATGTGAGCTTATTGCCGCCGCGTGGTTGGTACAACAAGGGTGCTATGTCTACCAACCGGTCATGTCTCAGGGTCCAATAGACCTGATTGCTCTTGCGCCCGACGGCAAGCTTCACCTGTTCGATGTCAAGAAAGCAGCGCAAAGAGAAAACGGATCGTACATATCTCGAAAGCTTAAAACCAAACAGAGAAAGATGGGCGTACGTCTTCTGTATGTGGAACCCGAGACGGGAAGATGTGCTTTGTACCCTCATCAACTTTACTCTTCTTTAACAGTTCAACATCAGGCCATCATCGAGAAGGCTTCTAATCGTCATTGGCACGGGGGGAAAGTTCCAACCATCTCCGGACTTCTTCACCCAGAGCAGCAGCCGACAGTTCAATCTTCTTCTGAAGCGTCTTCACAATGTGAACATCCACAGTCTGCGGAGCCATCAGGTCAACGTATAGAACAGGATGATGCTGACCAATCCGATGCGCTCGATCCTCTGACTGCACCCTACTCTCGAGATTGAAGTCGTTTGCATAGTAAACCACGTTCGTTGCAGCATGCAGTGTCAGACCCATGCCAGCGGTCTGCGGGTTGCCAACAAAGAATCGAACGTCACCTGTCTGGAATTGTTTCTTTGCTTCCTCACGCTGGTCACTGGTTGTGTCGCCGAAGTATGTGACTGTGCTTTCTGGTCCATACTTTTTCTTTAACTCTGCTTCAATCTTGCGGATGTCGTAGCGGAACCTGGACCAGATAATAACTTTACCAGTCATCTCTTCAATGCAGTCCAGCAGCGCCGTAATCCTGTTGCTGGGAATCTCCACCAGTTCGCCGTCGTCTGTTACCAGATGCCCACACAGTAGCTGTTGCAGCCTGATCAGCTGCGTCATAGCAGCGGGCGCCGAAACCAACTCACCACTTTCAAGTATCGCAATCGCAGCCTTCTTGAGCGAGTGGTAGTGCTCGATCTGCTGCTTGGTCAGTGAGACATTGCGTGTGGTGTAGACTTTATCCGGAAGATCCAGCGCCTCGTCTTTCGTTACGCGATACGAAAACGTCAGCAGCTTGTTCGATAACTCTTCCAGATTCCGATAGCCCACCACCTGATTGAAACTGTGCGATCCCATCCGCTGCGTTCGCGTGATCGCATACCTACCTTGAAAAGAATAGAACGAGTCGAACCCGAGCAGCCGCTTGTCCATGAATCCACATTGTGCATACAAATCCAACGGTGACTTGGTTACCGGTGATCCCGTCAGGATCCTTTTATATGCAGCCTTTGCACCGAAGATGACCAGCGTCTTAGTGCGTTTGGCTTTGGGGTTCTTGATTGTAGTGGACTCATCAACAGCAAGTAAGAACGTGCTGCCTTGTGTGAACTTATCCACAAAAGCTGGCAGCTTCTTAGTCGCAAACCCTTCCACGTTTGCCAGAAGGATGCGGAAGACACCACGCTCTTTAACACCGGCTGCAAGACGTTCTGCCTGCGACTTGTTGGGACTCGGATTCCATACATAAACCTCGTGCGGAACGGCTTCGGGGAAATGGGTGGGAATCTCCGCCGTTTCCCAGTTGCGATAAACACCTTTCGGCGCAACAATAACCGCCGTGTCAATACAGCCCTGCTCGTAGAGCCACACCATGTTGTCAATAAGTACCTTCGACTTGCCACACCCCATCTCCATAAAGTAAGCGTAGTTGCGTTTGTCGTAGCTTCGAACCAGCGCTTCATGCTGGTGAGCATACGGCTCCGTCCTGTAGTTAAACTTCATCCTCGGTCCTCGGTTCTTTTATGTTTGTTACGTTGTAGCGCGGCGACTCTCGCAGCATCTTCTCCAGTTGCCCGCGAGTGCAGTCTGAACCACACTCCTCGAAAGCATCCAGCGCCTCTCGCAGCGACAGCTTGCCGTCCATGTAATCAAACTGAACGCGAATCATTTCTACAACTTCACTCATCCTCTGTTGCTCCTAGCATGATCCCGAATCGGGCAGCTTCGAAATACCAAAATATCTCTGCTGGATCGTGGACCGTGGTTATCATCTGCACTTCGCCAGCCTCGTTCTGACCAAGTATAATTAATTCCTTGAAGTTTTTTGCTGCGGCCTCACACACCTGCGGCACAGGGTCTCTGGCTTTTTCTACTTTGTGAACCGGAAAGCTAAGTACATTGTCGGTCATGTCGCGCATTCTCCTTGGCAGCAGTCATCGATCACGCTGCCACATGCAGCACATTGATAGTGTCCATGAACCTCAACCCGACCAGCACCTCCACAGCGCGGGCATCGATCCTGCATCTCTTCCTCGTGAATCTTGGCAAGCATATCCTGACGCTTGTCCGGCACTATGTGGTGGCGACGGATGTCGCGCCAGCTTGGATCGCGGGGTTTCATGTCTGTTTCTCATCAGCGGTACGGCAAACAATGTTGATAACCACTGGTTCTGTAGACTCTAACGTCATGGCTCGGAACATACTCTCTTCGTTGCGGTAAGACCACGCTTCGCAGATTGCCAGACTTTTAAAACGCTCATCGCTCTGACGCATGTAGCATTTGTTTACCGGCAGACCATTTACATCCGCCGCAAAGCAGACAGCTATTATCGCAACAAACATATCACCCTCTCAGAATCCGTTCCCATGCTTCCATGACCTCGTCGGTCCTGCCCGGACCATAGTCGTCCGGATACTCGGCGATCTTGTCCAGCATCTCATCGACGCACCACTCGATCACCTGAACAGCGGTGCTCCACTTCATAACAGTTCTTGCCTCTGCCTCTGGCATCAGTTTTGTTTCTTCGCTCATGTCCAATCTCCCTGAAATGACATATGATACTTTATTATCCCATGCCATGCAATGCTATCCGCTATTGCCTGCGAATCTCAGGCCACGGACTGACCCTACCAATCGCCGGACGGTCATAGACCTGTGTATTGCGGACAACAGGACCATTGATGCTGCCACCAATGTTTCCTCGATAGGGTTCCTCCTGAAATGTCAGGTCGGCAGGAAAGCTGCCACCAAACATCAGATCAAAATCCGGATCCAGAACCCCTGCATACATGCATGCTGATGGATGAATATAAAACGCTCTGCTCATTTCCAAACCGCCTTCATTCGAACGACGACAGGACGATCTTCGTCCTGCGTCTCGTTGCTTCTGATCTCGAGTCCGCAACCGAGACACTTGATCCTCGGTGCTTTTGGTATCGCGATCTGGCACTTTGGACACATGCCGTGTGCCAGCCGCTTTGCCATTACTCCGTCGCCTTTATCAATCGTCATCTATCCTTGTCTCCACTCTGATGCAGAGTGCTTCCTGATTGATGGGCATGTTTTCCCAAAATGTTTGAGTCGATGCCACATGACACTCTGCCATAGTATCGTAGCCGCCCAGAGACTTGGTGTCGAACTCATCGACACCAAACCCTGTAACCAGCAACAGAACCCAGACGGTCTTCATTGGTAGTCTTCTGGAAAAACGATAGCTTGCAACCGCCATCCAAACG